TGCCGGACGTGCCCGACGGCATGGCGAACGATTGGATCAGCCGAGGCATCGCCGTCGAGGACAAACAGCAGACGATCGAGACGGCGGCCATCGAGCACCGGGCCGAGACGGCCGACGCCACGCCCAGGAAACGAGGACGCCCCCGTGCAGTACCGCAGCCTGACCAGAGCGACGCCGCCGGCGGTTGAGCCCGTCTCGGTATCCGAGGCCAAGGCCCATCTGCGTGTAGACATCAGCGACGACGATTCCTACATCTCGACGCTGATCACGGCGGCCCGTGAGTGGTGCGAGCAGTACCTTGACCGCACGCTGATCAACACGCAGTGGACGATGCGGCTGGACTCGTTCCCCTACGAGATCGAGCTGCCCCGGCCGCCGATTGCCACAAGCGGCACGGCCACGGCGGTATCGCTCACCTACACCCTTGGCGACGACTCCACGGCCACGCTGTCCACGACGGCGTACCGGGTGGACCGCAACTCGACGCCTGGCGTGGTGCGGCAGCTGCGTGCCGGGACGTGGCCGGCGAACCTCGACGACTACAACGCCGTGGCTGTGACGTGGTGGGCCGGCTACGGGGCCAGCGGCACAAGTGTGCCAGCCGCCATCCGCCACGCCATCCTGATGCTCGTGGGGCACTGGTACGAGTCACGCTCCAGCGTGCTCACCGGCAGCATCAGCAAAGAGATTGAGTTTGGCGTCAAGTCGCTTCTCGACTCGCAACGCTGGGGATCCTACCGATGAGCCTTGAAGGCCGCATCACGGTGGACGCCTTGTTTCACGACAAGGACGGCACGGAAGCACTCAACGTCGTCTCGCTTGCCAAGACGACCGAATACGCCACGGGGAAAGTGCTGGTCGTCACTGGCACGGCTGGCACCGCACAGACGACCGTGCTGCTCGACAATGTCTACCGAGACGCGAGCGGGCAACCCGTCTTCATTGGCGAAGCCCTACGCATAGCGTTTTGTTGGAACAGGGACACGGCGCGTCGCCTTGAACTCATCGACTTCGATGACGGTGCTTTTTGCACTCTTGCGTCTCGCAACAATGACATTGCGGTTAGCGCGGGCACGCAGATACAGCAGGCCAGACTGACGGCGTCAAGCGGCAACACCGGCACCTATACCATCATCGTGTACGGCACATGAGCCTTGACGGCCGCATCACTGTTGACGCCCTCTTCCACGACACGTCTGGCACGGCCAGGCTGAAGGTGCAGTCGTTGCAGTCCGTCACCGGGTACACCTCGGGCGAAGTCGTGGCCGTCACCGGCACCGCTGGCACCTCAAACGTGTCCATCAACTTCGGCACGTACCGCAACGCCGCCGGCTCGCTTGTGTCGCTGGGCTCGCCGCTGAAGTTGGCGTTTGCGTGGAGCGGCTCTAGCCGCCGAACGCTGAACGATGGTGGCGACGATGCGTGGCGGCTCATCTCGTCCAACGGCGAGGTAGCCGTGACGCAGATGGCTGACAGTGAGCCCGTGCCGCAGCTGACGGCTGGGGCTGGCACGGGCACCTACACGCTCATCCTGTGGGGGCCAGACTGATGGACTCCGGCCGGCTCCGAGAGCGAGTGACGGTGCAGCAGGCCACGGACAGCCGCACGCCGCTAGGCGAGGCTACGCAGACGTGGGGCACCTTCGCTGAGCGATGGGCCAGCGTCGAGGGCATCTCGGCTCGTGAGTTCTTCCTGCAGGGCCAGCAGCAGACCGAGGCCAGCCACCGGGTGCGGATGCGGTATCTAACCGGGCTGACGCAACAAATGCGTTTGCAGTGGCGTGGCCGCACGCTGGAGATCGTCAGCATCCTCGAGCACGGCAACCGCACCGAGCACGAGCTGCTGTGCCAGGAGGCGATCTAGTGGCCTTCATCTCGATCACGGTGGACTCCACCGACTTGAAGCAAAAGACCGAGCAGCTGCGGAACCTGTTCGGCCAGGACGGCCGTGCGGGGCTTGCTGCCACGCTGGAGGCGGCACTGGAGAAGGCCATCTGGCCGGCGTATCTGCGGCTGCGAGAAGTCACGCCCGTGGGCCCCACCGGCAATATCAAGCGGGCTGCCCACTACAAGACGGTCGCATATCCAAAGAGCGGGGCGGCCGTTGGCCTGATTGGCTACCGGCAGTCTCAGAAAGAGCGCGGAACCGCTACCGCTGGCAGCGTGCGGATTGGCAAGGAGCGAGGCTTTCACCAGTGGTGGCTGGAGTTCGGCACCAAGGAGCGAGTCGTCACCAAGCTGTCGGACAAGCCCTACCAGCGAAAGGCACACACCCGGCGGATGAAGTCTGGAAAGGTGGCCAACATCAGCGGCCACCAAGTGAAAGGCCAGGGGGCCGTCATCGCGTCCAGCCTGGCCGCCCGTGGGCCGTTCGACATCTACCCCGACGGCAGCAAGTCGCAGCCCTACGCCTTCTTCATGAAGGGCAAGAAGGGCCAGCAGGCTATCCGCCTTCCTGCTGTCCCGCCTGGTGGTCGTGGAGGCCGCCCGCCCGTGCAGACCGCCTTCGAGCAGACCAAGGGCCAGGTGGCCGAGATCCTGCGGCGTGAGCTCAGCATCTCGATTGAGGCCGCCATTTCCAAGATCACGCAGTCCAGCACCGGCACCATCAGCGGCATCATCGGAGGGTAGCCACCATGCCACTCAAGTCACCTGAGCAGTTGCTGGCCAACGCCCTGGTGGCCGACCCCGCCGTGGCGGCCGTCGTGGGACAGCGTGTCTACCCCGTCGTGGCACCGGCCTCGGCCGCGCTGCCGTTCGTAACGTGGCGTCGCACGGGCATCCAGCGGACGCAGACGCTATCCGGCCCTATGGGAATGGGCGTCGTGCTGCTGTCGGTGGACGTGTACGCCGAGACGTACGGCGAGGCCCGGGACATCGCCGACCGATGCCGCTCGGTTCTGGATGGGTACGGCACGGCTGTGGAAAACTACGTGAGCGTTCGGAACGTGTCTCTGGACACCGAATCGGACGGCGTGGTGCAGCTGGCGGGAGGCGACTTGCCGCCGATTCTCACGGTTAACCAACAGTACTCGATCCTCTGGCAGGAGACTTGAGCGATGCCTTTCGAGACGCCGCATGATGGTGCCGGTACGGTGGTGACGTGGCCCACGACCGCCACGAGGTACACCGTCACAAACATCGTCGTGTCGTTCACCGACCCGGCGGCCGAGGACGAGAAAATCAACGTGGCCCACCTGGGCCAGACCACTGGCGAAACGGCTAGGACTCTCGATCTGCCGCTGGCCGGCTCGGCTTCCGGCGACACCGGCCGCACGGTGCAGTTCGACTACGTCGGCAGCACCCTCATCAACGACAAGTCCACCGGCACGCTGTCCATCACCGTGGGCGGCTCTTCGCTTCTGAGCAAGGGCGGCACGGTACAGAGCTCCACGCTCACGCTCGCCACCAACGATGCCATCCGGGGCCAGGTGACGATCCTCATTGATCGTTAAGCCTGACGGAGGCCCGTCATGGCTGAGTACGCAGCGGGCGTCACGGCGACGTGGAACGGCGTCGCGTTCAGCGAAGTCTTCGATCTGCGCGTGACGCACGGCGGTGCTCTGCCGTTGGCTCGCGCCAGTACGTGGACGCTTGACCTAGGCACTATAGAGATGTCGTGCTTTGCAACGGCCAACGTCTCTACTGCCAACTACGGCGTCCGCTCGCTCGTCACGATTGCTGGCGGCGGGTTCTCCTACCGTGCCACGGCAGTGCTTGAGAAGTTGACGTTTCAAGGCGTGGTGAACGACGTGACCCGCTACGGCGTCACGCTCAGAGTCCAAGCCTAGGAGATTTTCATGGCCCTGACTGTGCAGGAACTCGCCGCCCAGATTCTCGCCTCGGACGATCTGTCCGTGCTCAAGGTGACGGTGCGTGAGTGGAAGGACGCCAGCGGTAAGCCGCTGGTGCTCGGCATCCGTGTGATGACCGTCGAAGAGCGGGACTCCTACGAGAAGGAGTGGATCGGCAACAAGGAGCGGGGCATCGACAACTTCCGAACGAAGTACCTGGCCCGCTGTCTGTGCCACCCCGAAAGCGGCGAGCGGCTCTTCGACGAGCAGGGCATCGAGCAGCTGGCGAAGAAGTCGTCGGCCGTCGTGTCGAAGCTCTTCGAGAAGGCGATGAAGCACAACAACATGACTGAGAGCGACGTGGAGGAACTCGCAAAAAACTGAAGACCCGGCCGATGCGGAGGTTTCTTTTCCGCCTCGCCGGGCACCTAGGCATGACGGTGCGGGAGTTGTCTCGCCGCATGGATTCGCAGGAGCTCAGTGAGTGGGTGGCGTTCACCCGCTACTACCACGCTCTGCCGGATCCGTGGCAGCAGACAGGCTTGCTCACCAGTGCCGTGCTCGCACCGTACAGCGAGAAAGGCAAAGCACCGAAGGCGTCCGATTTCGTTCCGACCGAGAAGCCACCGCAGACATCAGAGGAGATGGCCCGAGAGCTCGCAAAGCTCACCGGCATCTTTGAGCAGTAGCAGCCATGGCCAACATCCTCTCACTTGCGATGAAGGTTTCCGCCGACGCCTCTGGCGTGGTGAAGAACCTGACGCCGGCCGAGCGGGCTCTTGAGAAGTTGGGGCAGCAGGCCGACAAGACCACGGCCGTGTTCGACAAGTTCGCCAAGGACAGCCAGGCGGCAGCGACGGCTCAGGCGTCTCTCAATCAGCGGTTCGAGGAACTTTCGCAGCAACTCGCAGGCGGGCTAAACGCTGCCGAGTACGCCAAGCAGTTTGAGGCTCTGCAGCAAGAGGTGCGGCAGACTGCCGACGCCTTTGAGGAGGGTGTGCGAGTCACCAGAGAACTCCGCACAGAGCAGGAGATTCACGCCGAGCGTATTGCCCGGCTCAACGAACTGGTGCGTGTTGGTGCCATCAGCAGCGAGACGTACGCCCGTGGCGTTTCTCAGGCGGATGCGGCGTTGGCACGGGCCAGCAAATCCGCAGACACGCTTGCCGACGAAGTGCAGCGGGCAGCGGTGCAGGGGCTCAAGTTCAACGAGATCAGCGGCATCTTCGCCGCCTTGCCCGGCCCACTTGGCAACATCGCCGGCCGGCTGTCTGGCATCTCCAGTGCCGCACAGGGATTGCAGCGGGTGTTCACCGGGGACATCTACACCAACCTTGCCTCGCTTGGCACGGCGGCTGCGTCAGTCATCACGCCGTTCACTGCCGCCGCTGCTGCCGCCGCTGCGTTTGGGGCCGCTGCCGTGGCCGTGGGCAGAAACCTGCTGACGCTTGAGGCCGAGGTAGAGCGGCTGACGCAGTTGGCATCCCGGCTCGGCGTGTCGTTCAATTTCATCCAAGTTCTGCAGGTGGCCGCCGTGAAGACGGGCACCAGCGTTGACGAGTTGGGCAGTTCGTTTAACCGTTTCCTGAAGTCGGTGAATGATGCCCGCACCGGATCGAGTGCCGCCGTGTCGGCGTTCGGCGACCTGGGCATCTCTGTCGATCAGGTGCGTTCCGCCACGCCAGAGCAGCTGTTCACGGACGTGGCCGCTGCACTGCTGCAGATTGACGATCCGGCCCGCCGTGCTGCGGTTGCTCTTCAGTTGTTCGGTGAGGCTGGGCTTCAACTGCTGCCGGTGTTTGACGAACTGGCAACCGCCCGCGAAGAGCTCGAGCGGCTCGGCGCCGCAATCTCTGACAGGCAGCGAGAGCAGATCGCCCGGTTCGGCGACGAGCTCGACAGGGCGTCGATCGCTGCCAAGGGCTTCGCCGATCAGTCGTCTGCTGCGTTTGCGGACAGTGCGGCCAACGTAACGCTGGCGTTCACGGAGATCACTGCATCGGTCAACAGGTTCTCTCAGGAGAACCAGACGGCGTCGCAGGCACTTGCCACGTCGCTCGTGGATCTCGTCCCGCTCGTGGGCCAACTCAACCTGCTCGGCAGGACGCTGCGTCAGTTTGGCGATGATGCAGACGGCTCTGCTGGTGGCGTGTCGCAGATCGCCGACTCGCTTGAGCAATCGCAGGCCGAGGCCGATGCGTTGCAGAAGTCTCTCGACCGAGTGCTGCAGAGCGTGAGCGACGCCATCGACGAGTCGGCCGCCTTCGGCCAGGCCGGGTTTGACGCTGCCTTGCAGTATCAGGAGTCGATCCGAGAACTGCAGGCACAGCTGGACGACGGCTTGATCAACGAAGAGACCTTCCGGCGTGCTGCCGCTCGGGCTGGCGATGCGTTCCGAGACGAGATCGCACGCATTGAGAATGACGCCAAGATCGAACTGCAGATTGAGGCCGACGCCCAGGCCACAGTCGCCGGGCTGCGGGCCGAGATATCGCAGGCGATCAACGACGCCGCCCAGTTCGGGCAAGCAGGATTTGACGCCGCACTGCAGTTTCAGAACAAGCTCGAAGAACTGCGGCAGCAGTTCGAGGCGGGCGTCATCAACGAAGAGACGCTTCGCCGTGGCGTGGCCGCAGCCAACGCTGAGTACGACGCACAGATCGGCAAGGTGAAGCAACTGCAGGACGAGCAGCGGCGACTGATTGACGCCGACCGGGCCCGTCTCGACGGGCTGCTGGAGGCCAACAGTGCGACCGTGAAGCTGGAGCAGGATCTGCTTGCCGTGCAGCGTGAGCAGGCCCGGGTATCGGAGCAACTCGCCGCCGCCCGTGCGGCCGGCAATGGCGCAGACGCTGACGCCGCAGCCGCCCGCCAAGCTGAGCTCGACCAGTTGCAGGGCAAGCTCGAAGACCAGCAGTTGGCCTTGGAGCAGGGCTTCGGCCAAGGCTTTCAGGCTGCGTTCCAGGCGGTTGACGAGAACATCAACGCCCTAATCGCCAAGTCTCAAGAGTTCGGCCAGGCGGGCTTTGACGCTGCCCTGCGCCTGCAGGAAGGCATTGCCTTGGCTCAGGAGCAGGCGTCGGCCGGGATCCTGAACCAAGAGGCATTCAACCAAGAGGTGGCCCGGCAGCAGGAACTGTTCAACAACGAGATCCGCAATATCGAAGAGGCCGAGAAGCTGAGGGCCAAGGCTGCTCAGGATCGCATTGCGGCCGAGAAGCGGCAGCAGGAAGACGCCCTGCGTGCCCAGGAGCAGTACCAGCGTCAGCAGCAGCAAGCCGCTGAGGCCGCCGCCAACGAGCAGCGGCGTGTGCAGGAACAGATCTTTCAGTACCAGCAGAAGGTTCTTGAGGAGCAGCAAAAGGCCGCCGAGGCCGAAGCCAAGCGGCAGGAAGAGCGGCTCAAGAAACTCAACACGCTGGGCTCGCAGACCATCACGGGCAGCGACATCCGCACCGCTGAGGGTGCCGCCCTGGTGCTGAACCTGACGGCTAACGCCCAGGATCCCCGGCTGGTGCAAGAGCGGCTGCAGACCAAGCTGCTCGAGCGTATCGCCCTCGGCATCGGCCAGGCGGCGAGCAACTACTTCAACCAGCCGGTGGCCATCGTGGGCTACTCGTCATTCGGGGAGCCGACCTGATGGGCATTGCATCCGTCACCGAACTGGCACGCTCAAGTGACTTCACGCTCGGTACGCAGCCGGTAGCGACTCGCCGCTGGGCCGTGACGCTCACGGACAACACGCTGCAGAACACGCCGCTGACCGAGACGGACATTCTCAGCAACGTCGATATGAACCTGAGCGCGTTCGGCAACGTGCATCCGACGTGGTCCGCTCTCGGCCTGCGAAAGATTGTCATTAACGAGCGGTTCAACGACTCGCCGTACCACGTTGAGGTTGTGGCCGAGTACGGCAACGTGACGGCCAACGAACTTCTCGCGCCGGCGTCTCGTGCTGCTGAGTGGTCTTTTGAGTCGCAGCCCAGCCAGGTGCCGGCCCTGTACTACTACCACGGCACGGGCAACGCCGACCTGCGGCCACTGACCAACTCTGCCTACGACTACTTCGAGGGCATCACGACCGACGAGGCCATGGTGCGGGCGACGATTCG